CTACAACTTGGAGACTTAGTCAATGTTTACTATAAAGATTCAGACGGTATTGACCTAATAACTCCAGACTCTGTTAGATATGTAGTATATAATATTAGCTATCGTAGGTCTGTTAGTGGACCCGAAATGACTGTTTATTTGAGTGAGGTATAGTAATGGGACTTGCAGACAACAAAGAAAGAGAGGCTAGAGCAGCCAGAGCAGCAGCTGAGTTAGCAAGGCAAAGGGCAGCAGCAGCTAGGCATCACGCAGCAGTAGCAGACGAAAGAGCAAGAGCCTACGCAGCAGCTCAGCAAAGAAGTAATGGGCCTAGAGGTCCTAGCAGTAACACTAGGAGTAACACTAATAGTGGGGGAAATAACACAGGAAGAAATAACGGTGGGACTCAGACCTCCCCATCACCAGCACCTGTTGCAGCTAGCCCAGTAATAAGCAAACCAGCACCAACCCCACCAACACTAAATCTTCCAGACCCGCCACAATATACAGGAATCAAAAGCGCACCAATTGATACTATAGAGTTTATTGATGAAACGTTTAGCGATAATCTTATCATTGACTTATTGTTTGAAGATGTTGGTGGTCAAGAACTCTTAACTATTGCAAGAAATGATACAGTTAATGGTCAAAGTGTTATCTATCAGCCCTTTAAAAATCTGGGAATCTTGCAAGAAACCTATAATCCAACTACCCTACTAAGGTTGCAAGAAACATCAGACAAGTTTTTTTCAAACTTTTTAATTAACTTAAGAAGTAAAATTCCAAATGTTGGTCGTGGACCAAATGGAGCAACATTCTATCTTGAATCCGAAGGGCAAACTGGAAACGCTATTATAGAGTTTATTAATATAAGATCTGACGAACAAATAGAAATTCAAATTGCCAGTGCTGGTATAATAGAAGAGATAGGAGCTTAAACATGATAACTAATACTGGAAAAAGCATTATTGCAAAGTATCTCATTGGAGACACTCCAGCATATGCTTCATATGTAGCAGTTGGATGTGGGGCTGCTCCAATAGACACTGGCATAAAATCTGGAGTATCAACTGCAACATTGTCTGGAACAATTTCATCTACAACTTTGGCAACACAAGTTACTGGTCTTTCGTCTACTGTTGGATTAGTTGTAGGAATGACGGTTACAAGAATTTCGGGTACAGGAGTTTTTGGTGGCGATACAACAATAACTAGCATTGATGGCCCAACAGCAATTACAGTAACATCAGAAACCACAAACACAGTTGGGAATCTTACGTTTAGAACTGGAGGGGTTGCACAAGTTTTATCTGCAGCATCTACAGAAGAATTGTGGGTGGGTGCAAAAATACAAATAATCGGTGGCACTGGAGCATTTGGCACAACCGATGTCATCATTACAACAATCAGATCTGGAACAGATTTTGTAGTTACTCCAGGACCAACAACAAATCTTTCTGGAGCAACTTTATACTTACAAATTGATCCAAACAAAAATGTTTTAGATTTTGAAATGCTTCGTGTTCCAATTTCTTCACGTGGATATGTAAATGACGATGGTGTTAATAAAATTATTTTAACTGCACAGCTACCAACTGAAGAGAGATATGAAATTTCAGAAATTGGAATTTATTCTGCAGGATCTAACTCAGCAGCAGGAAGATACGACAGTAAAACAATATCTGCTTTTTCTGGCGAAGAGCCTTGGCAACTAGTTTCTAGTAATAGCGTAAGCAATGCATCTTCAATAAATTCAAACTTTGTTGAAGCTCAAAACTCTATCATCAATGGCTCTAACGTCATTAGCGTTGATCTTGAAGGCACATCAGGTCCAGAAACATTACAGCCTATAGCAATTAAAACTACAACAAGCAATGGTATTTTTTCTAATGATAAAAGAGTACAGAGATATGAAAGACCAAGATATCTCTCAAATGTTTTATTGCTAAAGGGAAATAGTTCTTACACATACTCTAACGATGAAGACTTTTTAACATATAACGGAACTCCAAACTTTTTACAGATTACTGGACTGCCCACAGATCTAAGTAAAAATTCATCATCAGATTTGATAAAGCTAGCGTTTTCTATAGTTGCTGTAAATGGAGAGTCTAACGATATTCCAGATTCTGCAAATATCATTGTTGAATTTAGTAATACTGATAGAACTCAATATGCATGGATGCAAATTGAAGCAAAAAAAGAACAACACTATTCTATCAACAATAGATATGTTGTTGCAACAAAAAGACTAGATGAGCTATTTTATAATACTGGACAATTTTCCTGGAAAAATGTTTCAATTGTTAGAATTTATGCAACGACTACTGATACAATTTCAATAACCAACAAAGCACTAACAACTAATGTTGCAACCCTTACAACAAGCGAAAATCATTCTTTTACAACAGGCGATTATGTAAAAATTAGCGGCATTGATTCAATTTTTAATGGCATCCATTTAATTACTGGAACACCAACAGCAACTACATTTACTTATGCTAAAACTAATGGAAACGTTACTTCAGCAGCGCTAAGTCCAAATGGAGAAGCACAATACGCAAGTGGTGAATTTTACATTTCGCTAGACGCCTTAAGGCTTGATAACGTAAACACTGTAAATCCTTTGTATGGACTAACTGGATATTCTATTATTCAAAATTCTGATGCAACTACAGTTGTAAAGTCTCAAAATACTAGCAATTATATTGAATATAGATTTATATTGGATGTGACCTAGTGGCTGATTCTGGAATTAAAAAAGTTATTATTAAAAAAGAAGACTTTCCCCCTTTAGCAAAGTTAGCAGAAGATGTTTATGGACACCTTCTAAGATACCGTATTGTGTCAGAAGACAGAAATAAGTTTTCTCACTGGTCAGAAATAACACCATTAACAGTTTTTTCTTTACAGTCTTTGCCACCACAAGTTTCAGGAGAATTAACAGTTTCTGGTTCATCAGTTACAATTGTTTGGGATGATGAAGTTAATCGTCCAAGGTATGATATTTTTGTTAGTTTTGATGGCGACCCCTTTTTTTATCACGGAACATCGCCAATTCATACTTATTCAATAATAGCTCCAGCTGGAACGACTTCAATAGAAGTTGTTATACAGATTGAAAGCATTGTTAAAGAAATATCACAAGTCTTGACAATATGTGAGCTAGACAATATAATAGAATCATAAGGAGAAAAACATGGCAAAAATACCACTACCTGAACGAGGGCAGCCAATTGACGTTAGTTATATTTACCAGATTACTAATGCTGTAAATCAACTATCTGACCAGCTTTCAACAACTGGATATAATTATACAAGCATTGATACAACATCAGCTGGAAAACAAGATATTAAAACTTCAGAAGTAAGAATGATTGGTGGATCTGTTAACATTCCAGCTGGACAAGCATTGGCTGGATCTACAAAAACTTTTGAGTATCCATTTAACGCAAATTTTAAATACACACCAATCGTAACTGCAACAATTGTAAATACTGGAGGTGTTAATACTGCAGGAGATGGAGCTACTGTTGTGCTAACAAGTGTTGATGCAAATGGATTAACTGGTTTAGTTAGGTTTGATACTGCTGGAAATGCATCCACAACAGTTAATCTAATTATAATCGGAATTCCAAATTAATGCAAGAAAAACAAAAACGTCTTTTAGTAGAAACTTATAATAGCGACCCAGCAATTTCTGGCAATAAAAAAGTTTGGTTCTTAAATGGAGATCTTGTAAGACCACATCACACAAGTCGCTCTACTGGAATGGTTACATTTTATAATATAACTAAAGATAGAATGGAAACTTGTTTTACCTCAGATTTTAAACGCAATAGAGAACGTGCATATACAGTAGGAGAAACTGCTAAGTTAGTTAATCGTCATAAAAAGTATATGCCAAGCTTGATGAAAAGGGGAGTAATCCCAGAGCCTATGGGTTCATCTAAGGATGGAAAAACTGGGTGGCAGATAAGAAGCTACTACTCAGAATCACAAGTCAAAGAAATTCGCAGTATCCTAGCGTCAATACACATTGGTCAACCAAGAAAAGATGGTCTTATTACTAACAATATGACCCCTACCAATCAAGAGTTGACAAGGCGCATGGGAGATGGTATACTGACTTATACAAGAACAGAAGATGGTAGATACATTCCTGTTTGGAGCGAATCAATATAATGCCTGGAGGGGTAAATAAATGAACAACGAAGACACCAAGGTAAACGTTACACTAGGTTATACACTTAACCTAGGCAACTTTCAGTCTCTAAGAGTTGATATTGGCGTTGTTGACTCACGTCGTGATAGTGAGACTGTCAATGAAGCTTTTGAGCGTGTCTACAGTTTTGTAGAAGCAAAACTTGCAGACAAAATTAACGAAGCTAAGACTGAGATAGACGAATAGTGGCAGCTCGCAAAGACCGTATGGCTTTGCTAGGCACCTACTCTAGTCAACACTTGAAGAAGTATGGTGCTAAGCCATTACTAAATTTAAATTCAGAACAATGGGCAGCTGACGCTGTTATTGAGTCTTTTGGTCTTGACTTATCCCTAAGACTAGTGTACTATTATTTTGAAGTAGCACAAACCAACAGCTGGACATTTTATGCTTACAATGCAGAAAAACTTTTGCAAGCAATGGATGAAAAGGCTAAAGATGAAAGAGAACGAGCAGAGCGTAGAGAGATGGCAAAAAGGTGGCTAAGTGAGTAGCACAGAGTCAAAGGTAATATCAGCACTACTTGAAGATAAGCAGATGCATGTCTTGCTACAAGCTGATGTAGAAAAGCTACTCAGGACCCATGGAGACATCTGGGAATTCATTCGTAAGTATTTTGAAATTAATCAAGCAGTTCCTCCAAAAGATTTGGTTATTGAAAAGTTTCGTGACTTTGCTGTAGATGAGAACATA